CGCTGTCAAAATTCAGGTAAAATTAATAAGGAACAATGATTTATGAGAGGAAGACCAAAGAAGCCAACACATCAGAAAATCCTTGAGGGTACTTATCGCAAGGATCGGGAGCCGGTAAATCCATTGGCTTTAGAGTCCATGGATACTCTTCCAAAAGCACCATCGTACTTGTCGAAAACAGGTCAAAAAGTCTGGAAGATTGTAACCGGCCGGCTTCAAAAATTAGGTGTTTTATACGACATTCATTTGGAGTTATTGGCCATGTACTGTGGTGAGGTTGCCATGTACCAGGACATGAGTTCCATCATTAAAGAGAAGCAAGAAAAAGGTCAGCGATTATATTCCCAAGCTGCCGGTAAGGAAGCCAAGAAAATCATTGAACTCCGAATGAGAGATGATGCTTTGAACAAAGCACTCCAGCTCGGTTCTAAATTTGGTTTCACCTTGTCTGATATCAAGGGTATTGACCTGCCGGATTCAGCAACTCCTTCCGCTGATTCATATCAGCAAGCAAGGCCGAAACTCTTTGCTGTAGGTGGCGGTGACTGAGATTAATACCGGCATAGAATTACTCGATCAGTATGTTGATGATGTCAGCAGTGGCAGGATTGTGGTGTGTAAGTTTGTCAAGCAAGCTATTAACAGGCATGTATCGGACCTGCAGAAGTCGGCTGAAACTGACTGGCCATATTACTTCAATCCTGCTGCAGCACAACATGCCCTGGATTACTTCAAGAATCTCAGGCACTGGAAGGGCAAGTGGGCTGGCCAGATCATTGTATTAGAGCCATGGCAGGTATTCTTTGTTGGTAGTTTGTTTGGATGGCTCCGGAAGGACTCTAATTTGAGAAGGTTCCGGGAGACCTATTTGGAAGTTCCCAGGAAGAATGGAAAGACCACACTGTTGGCTGGAATTGGTTTGTACATGATGGACTTTGATGGTGAACCTGGTGCAGAGATTTACTCCGCGGCTACCTCCAGAAATCAAGCTCGAATTGTTTTTGATGATGCCTATCAAATGGTATTTGCCAATGAGAAACTGCGTAAAGAGCTGACTCTTCGCAAGGGGGCAATCGTATCACCTCGTATGAAATCCAAGTTTACTCCACTCTCAAAAGAGTCTAAGAGACTGGATGGGTTGAATACCCACTGTGCATTGAATGATGAGCTTCATGCCTGGGATAAAAGAGAGCTGTATGATGTAATCGATACCTCAACTGGTTCTCGTGAGCAGCCAATAATAGCAAGTATCACCACAGCTGGAGATAACCGGGAAGGTATCTGTTATGAGATCCGGGATTATGTGATCAAGCTGCTGGACCAAATCATACAGGATGATCGTTTCCTTGGATTGATTTATACGATCGACAAAGGTGAAGAGGACAAGTGGGATAGTCTGGAAGTGATGATGAAGGCTAATCCAAACTTTGGGATCAGTTTGTTTGAAGCGGATCTATCAGCATTGATATCAAAAGCCGAGAATTCAGAGGCCAAAAAAAATGATTTCAAAACCAAGCGATTGAATATCTGGATCTCCAGCTACAGTTCCTGGATGGGTATGGATCGATGGACTGAGAATGAAGTCAAGGGTCTTTCGATTGAAGATTTTAAAGGAAAACCATGTTACATGTGTTTGGATTTGAGTTCGAAGTTGGATCTGGCATCTTACACCCTACTGTTCAAAAAGGACAAGCAGCTTGTGGTATTCTGCCGGCATTACCTGCCTGAAAAGACCATCGAGCGGAATCTGATCGGTAAGAGATCTATGTATAAAGCATGGGAAACTGCCGGATGGATCCGGACAAGTCCGGGAGAGTCTATTGACCAGGATCAAATCCTAGATGATATCAGACAAGATGTAAAGGATTTTGATGTCCAGGCTGTTGGGTTTGACCCCTTCCAGGTTGCATACATTGCGCAGCAGCTTCAGAAGGACAAAATCAAAACCATTGAAATTGGCCAAACAGTTAAGAATTTAAGCGAGCCAACCAAGGAGTTGGAGGCCATGGTGTTTGATAACCGAATAGTCTATCCGGTGGATCCGGTGTTACGTTGGGCAATATCTAATGTGGTAGTTCGATACGATAAAAAAGATAACGTTTTCCCAACGAAAGAAGGTGCTGACAATAAGATTGATCCTGCAATTTCAACGATCATGACCATTGCTCTTCACCTGGTGAAACCAATCAAATCAACCGTTAAACGTAAACCAAGGATGTGGACAGTATGACTAAGAGTAATAACAACCTATTTAGCATCGAAGATTTCGATAAGCGATTCATCCAGTTGACAGGATCAAGTAAGACCTATGAGGAAGCTTACGACAAACTTGAAGTTCAGTTCGAAAGTCTATATGGTCAGCGGCGATATAAGAATTATGAGAGCTACCGGAAATCCCGGACTCGCAGAATGGCAACAAAGTAGTGGAGAAAAAAAATAACAGTTCAAGAATTAAGAAGTAAATTATCTAGCCTTCCAGGTGATATGGAAGTTTATTTGGATGAAAGATTGACTGAATTTAAGTATGGTCTTGTTAACGGTGTATCTGTTAAGATGATTGATTTTTCTGAGGATCCTGGTGGTGAAGCTATGGCTAGTGATGTTGTTTTGGTAATTAGTGAAGATTAAAATATAGTATGAATTATGGATTATCTAGAGCTTTTAAATAATAGTTACGATACAGAGCGCCTATATTCTGGATGTTCGCCAGAATCTAGGTTAGAATATCTAGGGGATGACATTTTCGAATTCACGACATATGATGGAGAAATGTCTGTTCTATTTGCAAAAAAAGCGATTGAAGTTTGCATCGCAATAACTGAAAGAACCACGTTTGAATACATCAAAGATCCGGAAAATTATCGTTGGTATCTTTTGATGGTCAATATGCCTTTCTTCGCTGAAAGGATTGAGTGGGGATCATCTGTGCGTGGTGCGTGGTGGCACCATAAGGTATCCTTCCGGAGCTTTGGGTTGTGGAACGGAGGGGAGCAAATGGCCGAAGAAATGACGTTCAATCAGGAGGAATGGAAGGCCTTTATTCGAGCCGTGATTGAATTCGCTAGTATATTATGATAGGCACTAAGTATTATATATGATGGACTTAATAGTTTTGATACATTAAATTGTCTTTAACTTATTGTTATTAACAAACTATGATATTATGGTAGATCTTAAAGATGGTGTTAATGTTTCTGGATCAGCTATTGTTGTTGAGGGTATGAATGGAAGGTATTCTTGGACAGCAAGCTTAGAAATATTAAAAGAAACTAAGATACATTGGCTGGGTGAAGAGGTTCATTACTATGGTATATTTTTTATAAACGGCGTTGCATTGGAAGGTAATGGAAGAGCCACTGTAAAAGCCAGAGTAGATGATAGTTCATTCGATATTTTACAACCAGGGGATTATATAACTATCGATGGTAATGGGGCTCCAGATATAAAAGGACCTATGTAGGCACTGGAACAATGTTCCGTTTTTTCATCAAATAGCAGAAACGGAACATTGTTCCATTGATTGTACTTGTATACATGGGTTAGCTTTGACCCATGACCAACATCTCACAAATATTCGATGTTTCTAATCCGAGCCAGGAAGTAATTAAGATCCTGGGCTCACAGTATTCTAATGATTCCGGTGTGCCGGTCAGCCCGGATAATGCACTGAACTTTTCTGCTCTTGGCCGAGCGGTACGTGCTATTGCCAATCCTATTGCAACTGTACCAAAGCACATGTTCCAAAGTGAAGGAGATAAAAGGGTTAAGCTGGTTGATCATGCGGCTCAGATTCTTATTGGTCGTAAGCCAAATCGTTATACCAAAGCTGTGGATTGGTTCGGAAATGCCCAGCTTACAGTTTTGTTATGGGGAAATTTTTATGCAAAGATAATCCGGGATCAGAATTACAATCCAGTTGAGCTGATTCGATTCCCGGATGGAATAATCAAGCCGGTCTTATCAAATGGAGATGTTGTCTATGTGAATCGCAAAACTAGCGAAGTTTATGCCAGTGATGAGATTTTCCATATAAAAGACTGGAGTTTAGATGGAATTGAAGGTATGTCTCGGGTTGCTCAGTATCGCCAAGGGATTGGAATTGGTATGGTTGCTGAGAAATTTCAAGCCTCGTTCTTTGGTAAGGGTGTTCATCAAGGCGGTATAGTTACGCTGCCAGCGGATTATGATCTTGGAGATACTCCTGAAGAGGAAGAGCGTGAAATCAATAAGCTCCGCAAGCAAATAACGGATACATACACAGGTACCGAGAATTACCATAAGGTTATGTTGCTTGAGCCTGGAATGGATTTCAAGGCGTTGACTATGCCATTGAAGGATGCTGAGTTCTTGATGTCCAGGAAATTCCAGGTAGTTGAGATTGCCCGGATGTTTGATGTTACTCAGTCAAAACTATTTGACTATGAAAGATCTACTCATTCCAATATCGAGCAGCAATCTATTGACTTTGTACAGGAAGGTGTGATGCCATGGGCTGTTAATTGGGAGCAGGAAATAAATGACAAGCTTACCAGAGAGTCAGAAAAGGGATCGGTCTATTGTAAGTTTAACCTGGATGCATTGATCCGTGCAGATATCAAGACCAGGTATGAAGCTCATTCTATATCGCTCGGAGAAAAAGGTCCGGGATGGAAGTCTCCAAGTGAAGTGCGATCTGTAGAAGATCTGAATCCAATTGGTGCCGATGAGCTTTTCAAGC